TACCGCGCATGCAACAGCGCAACCTAAGCATGCTATTGCGCCTTATGGCTCAGTTGCTTCAAGAACTTACACAGACTGGACAGCCGACATGGCTATTCAGAATGCCGCTTTGATGATAGCTGTTGAGATCTGGCAAGCAAGAACCAGCACTTTGACTGGTTCTAATTCTGTCGATTTCCAGCCCTCACCTTATCGAATGTCAGCACAGCTGCTCGCTAAGGTCAGAGGATTGATCGCACACGCGCTAGACCCTCGCTCAATGGTGGGCTAATGCCAGCCGCGATTACTACCCTTCGAACTACTCTTGCAACTGCCCTAGTTGATAACTCACTTTGGCAGACTTTTGCCTTTCCACCTTCAGTTGTTCTTGCTAACTCAGTTATCGTAAGCCCGGACGATCCCTACCTCGCGCCAACAAATAACTCGCGCAACACAGTTAGCCCCCTGGCTAATTTCAAAATTATTATTACAGTGCCTTTATTTGATAACGAAGGCAACCTAAACGGCATTGAAACTAACTTGGTTAGAGTGTTTAACTTACTAGCTGCTAGTTCTTTGTCCTATAATGTAGGCAGTGTATCTGCCCCAAGTATTCTCAATGCTGCATCGGGTGACCTTCTCAGCTGCGAGATGTCCGTATCAATTTTAACGAGATGGGAATAACCATGACCGAGTTAGAACAATGGGAAAAAGAGAATGAAGCCTTCCTGATCAAAATCGGTCAGGTTAAGCCAGCGGCTGCAAAGCCAATAACTAAGAAAGAAGAGGAATAAACCGATGGCGGTATATTTGAGCAACGGAGTGGTTCTTACTGTTAATGCGGTAGATCTCTCAACATTAGTTTCAAGCGTAACAATTAATCGTACTTTTGATGAACTTGAAGTCACAGCAATGGGTGATTCTGGTCATCGTTATGTAAAGGGGCTAGAAGCTTCTTCAATCACTATCGATTTCTTTAACGATGCTGATTCATCAAAGACACTACAAACACTAAACAGCAGTTCAGTGTGGGGCAGCAATGTGACAGTTACAGCAAAGCAAAGTTCAGCTGCAACTTCAGCAACAAATCCACTTTACACAATGACTTGCTTAGTAAATAACACAACTCCAATTAACGGTGCTGTTGGGGATCTTTCAACTCAATCTGTAACTTGGACTGTGTCTGGTACTATCGCAATCACCACTTCTTAATCTATTAGAAAAGGGCTAAAAAATGGCAAAGCTAAAGATCACAAGGGCAGATGGCTCTGTATCTGATCATCAGATAACTCCATCGATCGAGTTCGCATTCGAGTCATACGCCAAGAAAGGCTTTCACAAAGCCTTCCGTGACGATGAGAAACAGAGCGATGTTTACTGGCTTGCTTGGGAGTGCATTCGCCGTTCAGGCGAAGCTGTCAAGCCATTCGGCGTTGATTTTCTAGACACACTCTCAAAGGTGGAAGTTCTAGATGATGACCCGGAATTATAGGGCGTGACTCTTTTACTTACTTGGTCGCAAGATTAAGTTTAGAAACGAGTATCGCGCCTAACGACTTACTCGAACTTGATTCGAGAATGTTCAAGGCTCTATTAGAAGCTATGAAAGATCGAAACAAGGAGATTAAAGATGCCAGTCGCAGTAAAGGGCGCAGTCGCACTTCGTAAGTCCTTGCGTAGTTTTACACCTGATCTAGCCAAGCAATTACCTAAAGAGATGGCGATAGCCCTGAAGCCCGTTGTGAAGGCGGCTCGGGGCTATATGCCTTCTGATAATCAAATACTGAGCAACTGGCGACCACGCGCTTCTGATACAGCAAGATTTCCAACATACACAGCAAAGATTGCTAAAGCTGGTATTGGTTACAAAACAACACCATCAAAGCCTAATCGCCGAGGGTTTAGATCGTTAGCGCGTTTGCTTAATAAAACTGCAGCTGGTGCAATCTATGAAACTGCTGGGCGTAAGACTCCAGATTCGACATTCGTTAAGAATCTGAACAATAAATATTCTTCAGTTCTTAAGGGTGAATCTAAGATGCAAGGCCGAGCCTTATTTCGTGCTTATGAAGAAGATCAAGGCAAAGCACAAGATGGCGTATTACGAGCCATTGATAAAATTAAGAGTAAGTTAAACCAGAGAGCGACGGTGCGCGGCTAATGGCTAATATTGTTATTGATGTCGCAGCTGAGTTCACTGGCAAAAAGGCTTTTGACCAGGCAGAAAAATCTACAATCAACTTACAGAAAAGTGCCAAGAAACTTGCTGGTGCATTTGGTATTGCTTTTGGAACTCAGGCAGTAGTTAATTTCAGCAAGGCAGCAGTCAAGGCTTTTGCCGAAGATGAAGCAGCAGCTAATCGTTTAGCGAGAGCAATAGAGAATCTTGGTATTGGCTTTGCCAATCCAGCGATTGCTAAATATATTTCAGAATTAGAGCGAACTGCCGCTATTGCCGATGACATTCTCCGTCCGGCATTTCAGGGGCTATTGACAACCACTGGTTCATTGACGAAGTCACAAGAATTACTTAACAATGCCATCACAATTAGCCGCGCTTCTGGCATCGATCTAGCCACAGTATCTCAAGATCTTGCCAATGGTTATGTTGGCATTACTAAAGGCTTGAAGAAATACAACACTGGCCTTACTACTGCCGAATTAAGTTCTAAATCTTTTGCTGAAGTTCTAGGAGTTCTGCTGACCCGTTCAGCTGGTGCTGCCGATGATTATTTGCAAACTACTCAATATCGTATGGACGCATTAACTATTGCGACTGGCAATGCCTCAGAGATCCTTGGTGGCGGTCTAGTCAATGCTTTTGCTGCCATTGGTGGCGGCACAGAAGCAAGCGATGCAGCCGCGGCTATTGAATCCATTGCCACTGCTATGGCTAATGTTACAACTGCCGCTGGCAAGACAATTGGTGCAATTCCTACTTTGCTTTCAAACTTAAAAAAATTAGGCAAAGATATATTTCTTGGTTTTGCTGGCGCACAAGCTGGCGTAAAACTGACCCCAGCACCTAAAGCACCAGCACCAGTAAAAGCACCACCAAGCCAAATAGCACAACAGAAGGCTTTGGCAAAACTCGAAGCCGATGCTCTTAAACGACAAAAGGCTCTTCTGGCTTTACAAAACAAGCAAACTGATGCAGCAAAAAAGGCTGCTGCTGATCAAGCCAAACTTGCCAAGGCTCAATCAATCTTTGATCTTGACAAGATTCAGATCGAGGCCGCATTAAAGGGTAAGATCTCAGACGATGAGAAGTTGCGCTTAGAGTTACAGCGCGCAATCCTTAACGAGGATTATGAGTTAGCCGATAAACTACAGAAGCGACTAGAAGCCTCACAGCGAGCCACAGCAGCCTTAAAGGGTCAGATCACTGACATAAAGCCACCTGCCAACCCTTTTGCTGAGATGTTGACAAGTCTTGAAGCAATCGCTGTATTACTCGGCAAGGTAAGCGGATCGAATGCTATAACTACTCGAAAGCCAACTGGCCCAACACTTGCTTTAGAGCCTGAAGATCTTGTACCTGAAATTAAGGACCCTACAGTTATTAAACCACCGTCAACAAATACGGAGCCAATTCCTGTTGTTGTCGAACCAAGCCCAGTACCATCAACTAACAATCCTTTTGTTGGTCTTGGTGGTGGCAGTTTTGGTTTTTCACTCCCAAGTTATCTTCAAAATACAATTCCTCAAACTCAACCAGCACCAGTCACAGTCACTGTAAATGTTGAAGGATCTGTAATTAGTCAACAAGAACTGGTCAAGGTTGTGAACGATGCAGTAGTTACTGCTAACACTCAAGGTTTAAGCGTTACTCGCCCCGGTGGTATTAGGAGTGATGAAGGGTGACAATCCCAGTAATTAACGCCATTATCAACTTCTCAACAGGTGCTGGCTTTGCCTCGCCTATGATTCTTGATTCAGGCGTATTGGGAGTTAATGCTTTAGCTGATACGACATCAGTGTCGGTCGATGTATCTAACCAGGTAGATTCGATTAAAACCATACGCGGTCGCACAGCTCTTTCCGATGTATTTCAGACTGGCACAATGAGCCTTCGAATCATTGACCAAAATGGCGATTTTAACCCAATGAACCCATCAAGTCCTTATTACAACTTGCTCAATCCAATGCGTAAGGTAACTATCACTGCAACTTGGCAGGGTACTACTTATCCAATCTTTGCTGGGTACATAACTTCTTACAATACAACTACTCCTCGTGATGTCGGTGAAATTGTTTACACAACCATTCAAGCGGTCGATGGTTTTAGATTATTTCAGAATGCCCAGATAACCACAGTGGCTTCTGCAACAGCTGGGCAAACTACTGGCACTCGTATTACTAAGATCCTCGATCAAATTGGTTGGCCTGCTGGCATGCGTGACATCGATGCCGGACAGACCACAGTGCAGGCAGACCCAGGCACTCTTAGAACTTCCCTTGGTGCAATGCAGCTAGTGACCAGCACTGAGTATGGCTCTCTGTATATGGACGCTTTTGGCAATCTAGTATTTCAAGACCGTGCCCTTACTTCGTCAAGCGTGGCTGGCACTCCAGTTGAGTTCAAGGACGATGGCACTGGGATTTCGTACAACAATGCGCTTTGGAAGTTAGATGACACTTTAGTATTTAACAAGGCCACAATTACCCGAACTGGTGGAACACCACAGGTTGCCTTTAATCAAGCTTCAATCGATAAGTATTTCTTGCATTCATATCAAGAGCAGAATCTGCTCATGGAAACAGATGCGGAAGCCCTAAACAATGCTCAAGCCTTTGTTGCATCTCGGCAAGAAACTTCGATCCGCTGCGATGCAGTTACTTTGGATCTTTACACTCCAAACTACGATGCTGGCATTACTGCTGCCTTGGATCTTGATTTTTTTGATCCAATTACAGTAACCACAACTCAACCGGGTTCATCGACCCTGACCAAGACTTTGCAGGTATTTGGCGTGTCACACGACATCAAACCAAGTGACTGGAAAACAACCCTAACAACGCTTGAACCGATCATAGATTCCTTTATAATAGGATCATCACAATATGGCGTTTTAGGCACTAACACACTTTCTTACTAAGGAGAACAAATGGCAGCTGGATCGGGCTTTAAGACTTTTGCGACAGGAGATGTTCTAACTGCCGCAGACACAAACGGTTACTTAATGCAGGGAGTGTGGGTATTTGCAGATGCTGCTGCTCGCACAGCTGCGGTAACTAGCCCACAAGAAGGCAACATGAGTTACTTGAAAGATACTAACTCAACAGAATATTACAGCGGTTCAGCATGGGTTGCAGTCGGTGCAGCAGGTGGCGGTATGACACTATTAAGCACAACTTCATTAAGCGGAACTAGCACCACCATTTCAAGCATCAGCCAAAGTTACATTAACTTGATGGTTCTTTTCCAAGGTGTAGGTAACTCAACAGGTTCTGGTTATTTCCGCGTTGCCTTTAATGGTAATACTTCTAATGCTCAGTGCGCCTACAAAAACTCAAGCGGCACAGCTTGGGTTAATGGATCAGGTTATTTCTTTCCTATGGGTCAAGACGCTATGGCTACAAACTATGGCGCATCTTCTGGCATGGTTATTGAGGATTACACATCAACAGCATTAAAGCCAGTGTTCTCAGCTGGTAATGGTTTTTCTAGCACATCACAAGGGCCAACATTTGCTTCTGGCTCTTATTCAAACTCTGAAGCAATTACATCTTTAGTTCTTACTACTTCTAATGGTGGTACTTTGATCGGTACTGTCAAGATTTATGGAGTCAAATAATGCCTAAGCCAATGATCCGTATCCATGATGCTGAAACAAATGAAGTTATTGATCGCGAAATGAATGATGCGGAGTTTGCAGCATTCCAAGCTGATCAAGCAGAACAAGCTGCTGTTATTGCTGAAGAAAAGGCTAAGGCCGATGCTAAGGCAGAACTGTTGGCTAAATTAGGTATTACAGCAGATGAAGCTAAGTTGCTTTTAGGCTAATGAAACCAAGACTTTCAAAGTGCGCAATCCAGTTAAGAGAACAGATTGACGACACCTTCGGAGATCGAGATCGAAGTTCTGATGGTTGGATCGGTGACACTCGACACAGCGCGCGCCCTTCAGATCACAATCCTGATGCTAACGGCTGGGTTCGTGCCATTGACATATCTAGAAATCTTACAGGCAAGGCTCAACCTGACCTCATGCCAGATCTTGCGGATCAGATTCGTCTCTTTGGAAAGTCTGATAAGTCAAAGCGCATCTCATACATCATCTTTGACGGCAAAATTGCCAGTTCAAAGCTCTTTTGGAAGTGGCGCAAATACACAGGCATCAACAAACATAATCACCACTGCCATATCTCGTTTACGCAAGCGGCTGACCTTAATGGTGAGTTTCTTCAAATACCTATGATCGGGGGATCAGCATGAAAGATCTACAAAACGCAGCAGCTTCTTGGGGCAGAGCATTTTTAGTTGCAATCATCTCAATGTACGCAGCTGGAGTCACAGAACCTAAGGCACTCATTGCTGCTGGCATTGCATCAATTATTCCACCAGTGTTGAGATACCTCGATCCAAAAGATGAACTTGGAAGAAAATGACACAGGCCGAGTTCTTTCAGCTCTATATTGCCACTCTTGTGACAATCGGTGGATTGGCTGGTTATGTGATCACACACTTGCTCAGCGAGATCAAGCGACTCAACACGCGAGTCGATGAGATTTACAACATACTTTTAGAACGCTAAAATAAAGTCATGGCTACGCCTCGCAAAGCTCGCACTAAGTCAATAGTTGACGACTCTTACACTCCACTAGAGGCTTACTGTATTGGGCTTAATGAGTATTACAAGGCTTTGCGTAAGGCTGGCTTTCCAGTTGATATTTG